TTAGATTAGAACAACCGATTTTTTTGACTGCTTTAGTTGTTCTCACACCAAGTTGTGATTTACCACCACTAAATCCACCACCAACTATTTGACCAGCACGACCTCTCATACTTGCCATAATTAGATTGTCATACTCTAAATCAAATTGTAATGCGTTTGCAACTTGGTCACCAATGTCATTTACTTCTACTAAAACAAATGCTTGATTATATGCAAGTGCAACATCCTTAATAATATTAGGAAATAACATAGGTTTTATTTCATTATTTTTATATTTTGCAACCATACGATATGGTAGTTTAGATACATCAACAACTATAAATGCAGATGCATCACCTTGAATACCTCTTGCTACATCTGCAACAATTACATATGTGCGACCCTTTTTAGGTTTCTCATATACATCAAGACCAGCATTAGATGTTAAAGGTGTTCTCAAAGGTATTGTTTTTATTTTAGATGCACTTATTAAAGTATTAGTAGAACCTAAGAACTCACACTCAAATTCTTTTTGAAACTGTGCTTCACTTGTATTTGCAATCGTTTCTTTTTTCCATTTCTCATCTCTGCCTGGTACTTCAGACCAATGAACTTCTATCGGCACATAAGTATTCTTTTTTGTTTCTGCATCTGTCCATAATTTGTAATACATATTCATACCATTTGGTGTTGATACAATAATTACTTTTGTAGATTGACCAGATGAAATAGTAGGATAAACTGAACTAAAAAACTCTTCTGCAATATTTGTAGGTACAAACGCAAACTCATCTAAAAATATCATATTGTATGAACCACCACGAACTGCACTTGATGATGTTGAAGCTGCAACTATGCGTGAACCATTTTCTAATTCTAAACTACCTTTATTCCACGATAGTATTCCTTGTTGCAACCATTTAGGTAAATGTTCATATGCAAGTTGTAATCTAGATAAAATATCTCTTGCAGTTGCAGCTTTGTTTGCAAGTATGGCTACATTCATATTTTGATTAAATAAAACATAATGTAATATATACGAAACCATTGTAGTTGTTTTACCAGATTGTCTGGGTAGTTTACAGATTGTAAAACGATTGTTGTGAAATGTACCAACCATTTCTTTTTGAAAAGGGTACATATCAAATGGTATTAAACCTTTATCTAATGATACGATTTTTATATATTTTTCTATAAAATATTGTGGGTCATTCATACATTTTTGAAACTCAAGAATATTCTCTTTTGTAAACTCTTGAGTTACAAATGCTTTCTTTAAATTAGGATTTCCTAGATATTGATTTTCTATGCCCATTGAAGTGAAACACCATGTATTTTATTATTACCAGTCAATGATGAACCTACTATTTTCCACCTTAATTGTACTTGAGGACTTGCACTACCAGTCAAAGGTGTGCTTCCAGTAAATATTTTTACACCACTTGAACCAGTTACATAACCACTATCAGTCAAAGTTATCGCATTAAAAGTTGTATTATCTCTAGTTGCAGATGCACTAAAATCTGTGTTTAAATCATCTGAAACTTCTGCAAACACAACTATTCTTGCTTTTGTTGGTACTGAGTTTGCAGTAAATGTATCTGATATTAAAGTCATACTAGAGTTAACAGTATCAGCTTTACTTTCTGCAACAATGATAACACCAGAACCAGCTATACCACTTACACCAACTTCTGCATCTGGACTTGACCCTTCGCAATGACCACCACCAGAGCCACCACCACGATTTGCGACACCATCAGTACCAAAGAAACCCTCTGCGCCTGCAACAATTCCACTATATGGACTTGATGTCGGTGCCCAAGGCGCACTTGATTGTGCAGTTGTATTCTGTCCTACACCTCCACCATAAGGAACACTTTCACTTGGTGGCGCAGTATCAGAAGCACCACCTCCACCTCCACCAGCATATCCTACTGGTGTTGAACCATCTGCAATATTATAATTTAAACCTATACCACCAGCACCACCTCTCATTCCTTGAGGTGATGTTACATCTCCACCTTGTGCTCCTGCTCCACCACCGCCACCACTATTTCCTAGTTGACTTTGTGGGCCAGTATGAAAACCTAATCCACCAGCATTTCCAAAAGCACCTCGTGCATTTATAGGAGTTCCAGGCAAAGGGTCATTTGATAAGCCAGGAACTGGATGATTTGATGTTTGAGTTGATGCGTGTTCAGCATTTGGAACTGAAGGAGCATTATTTATAGAACCAGCTCCACCACCACTACCACCTTTTAATTGTGCGTGTGGAAAACTTCCAACATAAATTTCGTGTGCATAACCACCACCAGCACCTCCACCCTCAGCAGTTAATACTAATGCTGGAGCTGCACCAAAAACTGAATCCGTACCTTGTTCGCCTGGAGAATAATTTGATTGATTATCAGCACTTGGCATTGGGTCGTAAGCCCAAGTAAATCTTTGTGGTTGAAAAGGTTCATAACCACTTGACGCTACCCCATTTGGGCCACCTCCTCCAGCACTTCTACCACCAGCACCTACTGATACTGGAATACTACTACCACCAGTTACTGGATAATCTTCATAAAATATTAAACCACCAGCACCTCCACCACCACCAGCAGTGTTATTTCTCCCACCAGCGCCACCAGAACCACCACCACCAATAACTAAAACATCAACTGATGATGTTGTTGGTTCTACTGAGTAAGTTCCAGAACCAGTAGAAGTAATAGATGTTCTTCCTATTTGTGGAGTCGGTATAGGTTGATTTGGAGTAGAGTTTGCATAAAAATCTGAGGATGCATCATAAGCTGCATTTGAGTTTTCTCCAGTATCAACACCAGACTCGTCATTAAATTCATCCACGACACCATCTACTAAATTAAATATTGTAAGTCCTTCATTAACTGCCATTTTAAAACCTAATACACCGATATTAAAATTATTTGTATCTGTTTGTGATACACTTGCAGCCTGAAATCCACCAGCACCATTTAATAAATCTGTTGCACTACCAGGCAAATTTAATTTTGAAGTTGATATACTCGCTTGTGGTGATATATCTGCGTTGGTAATAGTATTGTCTAATATTTCATCTGAACCAATACTATTATTTGCAATCTTATCACTATCTAATGCACTATCACCTATAAGATTTTTATTTACTTTTGTTATTCCCATTGTAATGATACTCCGTGAATTTTATTTGCACCAGTTAAAGATGAACCCACAATTTTCCATCTGAGTTGCACTTGTGGACTTGCTGAACCAGTTAAAGGAGTTGAACCAGTAAATATTTTAATACCAGAACTTCCTGCTTCATATCCTTCATCTGTTAGAGTTATTGCATTAAATGTACTATTATCTCTTGTTGCACTTACAGTAAAATCAGAAGTTCCATCTGGTAATTCTGCGAATACTACTATCCTTGCTTTACTTGGTGTTGAACTCGCAGTGAATGTATCGGATATTAGTGTCATACTTGTATTAGAAACATTATATCTACTTTCTGCAACTATTATAACACCAGAACCACCAATGCCTCCAAGACCAACACCAGCTGGTGATGGCATTGACATACCACCTCCTCCACCCCCACCACGATTTGCAGTTCCATCTGTGCCAGGAAAAGACTCACCAGTAGAATATGCAACACTTATAGGCCCAAGTGGTATGCCACCTAAATATGGAGTTGATGCATTTGAGGTTTCATTTTGTCCGACCCCAGCACCATAAGGAACACCAGCATTAGGTGGATTTGAATCTCCAAGTTCACTTCCACTACCACCTCCACCACCAGCATAACCAACTGATGTTGAACCATCTGCAATATTATAATTTAATCCTATGCCACCAGCACCACCAGTTTGTGGTGAAGAAATTCCATCTCCACCAGGCCCACCAGCTCCGCCACCTCCTCCAGAATTATTATATGTTGTAGGAGCAGCAACACCATCTGATACACCACCAGCACTACCAAAAGCACCTCGTGCATTTATGGGAGTTCCAGGCAAAGGGTCATTTGATAAGCCAGGAACTGGATGATTACTCGTTTGTGTTGGTGAATGTTCAGCATTACCACTTTCATTACTATCTTCTGTGGTATAAGAACCAGTTCCTCCAGCACTACCACCTTGTAAAAATGCGTGTTCAAATGCACCAATATAATTCGTGTGTGCATATCCACCACCAGCACCACCACCCTCAGCAGTTAGAACTAAAGCTGGAGCTGCACCAAAAACTGAGTCTGTACCTTGTTGTCCAGGCGAATAATAAAATGTATGAGTAGGCGATGGGCCTTCTGCTGGATTATAAAATGTAAATGACCTCTCTGGATTTACTGCGATTGCTGCTTGCCATTGAGGTTGATAAGGATGACTGCCTGGTGTAATAGAACCAACTAAACCGACATTTACACCGCCGCCACCTTCTCCACCTTCACCTACTGATACTGGTATAGAACTACCAGGCGTTACTGGATAATCTTCGTAAAATATTAAACCACCAGCACCTCCACCGCCACCACTAGTGTGATTATAACCTCCAGCACCGCCACCACCAGCACCACCAATTACTAATACATCAAGAGCAGTAATAGTTGGTTCAACAGAATATGTTCCAGAACCAGTAGAAGTAATAGATGTTCTACCTATTTGTGGAGAGGGTAAAGGAATATTTGTACCTTGATTTGTATAAAAATCTGAAGTAGAATCATATGATGCATTAGTATTTTCAGCAGTATCTACACCAGATTCGTCATTGAATTCATCAACTACACCATCTTTTAAATTGAATATTGTAAGTCCATCATTAACTGCCATCTTGAAACCTAATACACCAATGTTAAATGCATTTTCATCAATACCAGTTGTATCAATAGCACCAAATGAACCATCACCACGAACAAATTGTGATGGTGGGCCAGGTAACGCTAACTTACTTGTTGGAATGTTTGCACTAGGAGAGATATCTTCGTTTTTTATTTCTGCACCTATTTTAGAACTATCAACTGCACTAGTATCTATTTCACCACTTCCAATAGCGTCATTACTTAAATTTTGATTTTCTAATTTAGTTATACCCATTGTAATGATACTCCGTGAATTTTATTATTACCAGTCAATGATGAACCTACTATTTTCCACCTTAATTGTACTTGAGGACTTGCACTACCAGTTAAAGGAGTTGAACCAGTAAATATTTTTACACCACTTGAACCAGTTTGGTATCCTTCATCTGTTAATGTGACTGCATTGAATGTGGTATTATCCCTCGTAACTGAAGCACTAAAATCTGTGTTTAAATCATCTGGAACTTCTGCAAACACAACTAATCTTGCTTTAGATGGGGTTGAATTTGCAGTAAAAGTATCGGATATCAAAGTCATAGATGTGTTAGTAATTAATTGTGTTGCATCTGCAACAATGACAATACCAGAACCTCCATAACCACCATAACCTTTAAGTGAATAAGATGGGTTATTATAGTTAGCAGCTCCACCACCTCCACCAGAACCAGTGTTAACGGTGCCTGGGTCGGCAAAACTATTATATGCATTACTTGTACCTCCACCTCCTTGTGGTTCTGTACTTTCTGGAACAGCACTTCCACCACCAGCATAATAGGTTTGTGTTGAACCATCTGCGATATTATACGAAAGACCATC